CTATGAAGTTTGCATAGTTATTCTATTAATAATAACACGCATCAACTACACAAACTTTGTAAACTAGATAGTTTTTGTGGGATAAGATAAGATCGTTGCAGTACAACCAAGCTACAAAGGCTTACAATGTACATTAGCTACACGTAAAGGTACGAGGCAGCCTTTGTCTTTCGCAACGACAACTTATTGTTCTAGCGTCTAACTAAATGCTTACAAAACTTTTTAAACTTAGTAAGCTCAGAAGTGCTTTACTTCAAAGACTTGGATATCTACGAAGTCTGTTTAGTACTACATAGAAACTCTTGACAAGATTAAGTAGTCTTTGAAGTAAGGAGTAGACATAGTCTGCTCTAACACTAAGGTATCGAAGGGGGGAGGCAGGAGACCACCCCACCCTCCGTATATATCTATAGAGTGGTTACATGTTTTTAGCTAAAAGGGGTGTCAACCAGAAAGGTCGGGATTAAGAGGAACAGGACTATTAGGGAGTCAATAGTTTTGTCGGGCTTTAAAGACTATATAGGTTAAGTGGAGATTCTCGAAGGTGGGATAGACTGTAAAGTCTACTAAGTGGAGTCTCCAAATGCTAGGGGTTTAACAATCTCGGAGACAAGCTCCATCATACAGGTCAGAGAGCATTTTGTCAAGTACTTCTTGACTTTTTTTCATATAACCCTATACTGGTTGACATGAACAGTATTATATCTTCACAGCAAACATCAAGAGAGTTAACGGATAAACAACAACTCTTCCTTGACAGTCTAGTAGAAACTGAAGGAGATGCCAAGCAAGCAGCAGCCTTAGCAGGCTATTCAGGTGGGCACTACCAAGTCTTGAAGTCTTTGAAGAACGAAGTGTTAGAACTAACTAAAGACGTACTAGCACACAATGCACCTAAGGCAGCTTTTAAGCTTCTAGAGATCATGAGTTCAGATAAACCAATACCACAAGCCAGTAATAAACTAAACGCTGCTCAGTCTTTATTAGATCGTGTAGGAGTTTCAAAGTCTGAAAAGTTAGACATCAACCTACAAACATCGGGTGGAATTTTTATCATGCCAGATAAAGCACCTATTAATATAGAAGCAGAGGACGTTGAGTATGAAGAAGAACCCTATTTCCAAGAAGAAGAAACTAGAAGCGAACAACCTTATGTGGGAGAAACTGATGAAGGAGAAGAAGAGTAATGGCAACGAAGAAGGACAGTAGATTAAAAAACGCAGGAGTATCTGGCTACAATAAACCTAAACGTACTCCTAGTCATAAAACTAAATCACATGTTGTTGTGGCTAAAGTAGGAGATAAAATAAAAACCATACGCTTTGGAGAACAAGGAGCTAGTACAGCAGGTAAACCTAAAGCAGGTGAATCAGATAAAATGAAAGCAAAGCGTAAAAGCTTTAAGGCTAGACATGGCAAGAACATAGCTAAAGGTAAAATGTCAGCAGCATATTGGGCTGACAGAGAAAAATGGTAAAAAAAGGAACACAAGTAGGAAGTGATGCAAAGCCTGTTATGTTTAGAAAAACTATAGCAGGTAAAGGTTCTAGAGCTAGACCCGGAGTTTACAGCGAAGAGTATCGTGATAACTTCGATAAGATTTTTAACAAACCCAAGAAGTAATGCCGTATTCACAGAAAGTATTAGATAGGTTTGAGAGTGTTTTAGAAGACCCAACGAAGCATTCAGTAGGTCGATTCGACCCTAGTGATCCTAATGTAGCCACAGGCATGACAGGAGCACCGGCTTGCGGTGATGTTATGAGGCTACAATTAAAGCTTAAGGGAGACCTTATAGAAGACGTTAAGTTTAAGACTTATGGTTGTGGTAGTGCTATAGCTTCATCAACCTTATTTGTAGATATGTTAAAGGGTAAGACTATACAAGAAGCTAAACTAATTAAAGATAAAGATATAGCAGAGGCTTTAGAACTTCCACCAATAAAGTTACACTGTTCTGTTTTAGCAGAAGATAGTATAACAAAAGCCATTGAAGACTGGGAGAGTAAGAAATGAAAGAAGGATACATAAAAAGAAAGACATCAACCATTCCTTTTGGTTATGAAACAAGTGAAGTAACTGGTTATTTTAAACCTATACCAAAACAAATAAATGCTTTAGAAGTTGTTTCAGAAATGGTGCATGGTGATGAAATTAGTTTAGCTGTAGCCGTTGATTGGTTAGAAGCAAGTACAGACCGTAAGCTATCAAGAATGGGTTTAAAAAAACATATAGATAAAAAGTATGACAGACAAAAAGAAGACCACAGAAATAAATTCAATTCAATACTTGACAGATTCTAAAGGAAGCCCTATACTTAACAAGGACGGATCGCCTAGGAAGAAAGGTGGAAGACCTAAGGGTTCTAAGTCTACGTATTCTTTTTCTACTAAAGAAAAAACAAAAAACGCAGCTAGGAAATCTTTAACATCTAAAAGGAAGATAGTTGAAAAGCTCGAAAAAAAATTACGATCCAAAAAACAAACACTCAAACAACAAGAAACAACAATCCGAAAGTTTGAGAACGCATCGGATGAAAAGACAGTATCAGCCCAAGGGAAGGTAGTCACAGAATCAGAAGTTAAAGAACTTCCAGATTCAGTTCAAGCTCATTTAGATGCAACGAATTCGTTTGTGGCTTTCATGCCTAATGAAGGACCACAGACAGACTTTCTAGCTGCAGACGAAAAGGATGTCCTTTACGGAGGAGCAGCAGGAGGTGGCAAAAGTTTTGCTATGTTGATAGACCCTTTAAGGTACTGTCACAAAAAAGGACATAGAGCTTTAATCCTTAGAAGGTCTATGCCAGAACTTCGAGAGCTTATAGATAAAAGCAGAGAATTATATCCTAGAGCATTTCCGGGAACTAAGTTTAGAGAAGTAGAAAAGATTTGGAACTTTCCAAGTGGAGCCAAGATAGAATTTGGTTTCTTGGAAAAAGAAGCAGACGTTTATAGGTATCAAGGACAAGCCTATAGTTGGATAGGGTTTGATGAAATTACTCATTTACCCACAGAGTTTGGTTGGAACTATTTAGCTTCAAGGCTAAGAACAACTGATCCATCTATTAAAACTTATTTACGATGTACTGCAAACCCCGGAGGAGTGGGTGCTCACTGGGTTAAAAAAAGATACGTAGAACCTGCTGAACTAAATAAATCATTTATGGGTTCAGATGGTCTAACAAGAAAGTTTATTCCGGCTAGGTTAATGGATAATCCCTACCTAGCAAAAGATGGTGAGTATGAACGTATGCTCCTTTCACTGCCCCCAATCCAACGTAAACAACTACTCGAAGGAAATTGGGATGTAAATGAAGGAGCTGCATTCGTAGAATTTGATCCATCTGTACACGTAGTACCACCATTTGACATACCCTTACACTGGGAAAGAGTCAAGGGGATCGACTACGGTTATGCTTCGGAAAGCTGTTGTCTTTGGGCTGCTGTAAATCCACAAGATAAGACCCTCATTATATATAGAGAATTATACCAAAAAGGGCTTACAGGAGAGGCACTCGGAGCACAGATTACTGAGCGAGAACAAGATGAGTATCGTTCTATTGCCGGAGTTTTAGATACTTCTGCTTGGGCAAGGACAGGGTACACTGGTCCTACCATAGGTGAAGTCTTGATAAAACAAGGTCACAAATTAAGAAGAGCAGATAAAAATAGAATAGCAGGTAAAGTGCAAATACACGAATATTTAAAACAAGCAAATAGAGAATCAAGACCTAAGTTGCAAATATTTAATAGTTGTCCTAACCTAATAAAAGAATTACAAAGTATACCTTTGTCAAAAACTAATCCTGAGGATGTAGATACGCATGCACAGGATCATGCCTATGACGCTTTAAGGTATTTAATAATGAGTAGACCTAGAATGTCAGACCCTATTGCGGATATGATGCGTTTAAAACAACGTACTTTTGAAGCTTCTGATTCTACTTTTGGATATTAATATGGAAGAAAATACATTTCTAAATGCTGATCATATCTACGAAGAAGTAGAAGGTGAGCAAGGTAAAACATTAGACCTTGAAGACGATCAAACAAGAAACTTAATAGGTTTAATACAGTCTCGTTTTACTATTGCTGAACAAGCTAGGCTTGGTGATGAGGCTCGTTGGTTAAGCTCGTATCAAAACTTTAGAGGATTATACGGTAAGAAAGTTAAATTTAGAGAATCAGAAAAGTCACGAGTTTTTATTAAGGTTACTAAGACTAAAACCGTTGCAGCATATGGACAGCTAATAGATGTTTTATTCGGTACAGGAGAGTTTCCTATATCAGTAAAAGAAACTAGGTTACCAGAAGGCATAGCTAAGACTGCTCATATACAACTTAATCAACCCACTGGTGGTATTGAAGGACCTGAACAAGTTGAAAGTGGAATAGATATATCATCTGTTGAAACAGAAAAAAATCCTTTTGATGTAGGATTTGAAGGTGATGGAAATGTTCTTCGACCCGGAGCTACTTTCTTTAGTGGTGAAAACTTTTTAAGTTCTTTAGAAGATAATTACACAGACAAAGATGGTAATGTTAAGTTAACTGAAGGTAGAAGTTTCGTAGGTTTTCCAGAAATTCGTCCTGCACAGAAAGCTGCAAGGAATATGGAGAAACTTATCCATGATCAATTAGAAGAATCAAATGGTATTTCTGAACTAAGAAATTCTTTATTTGAAGCTGCTATGTTAGGAACTGGAATTATTAAAGGACCATTTAGTTTTAATAAGACCTTACATAGGTGGGCAGACGGAGAACAAGGTAGAGAATATAAACCTGCTCATGTCAGAGTTCCAAGAATAGAATTCGTAAGCTGTTG